AGAATGCGGAATGTTGTTGCAGACATTCACACACCGCTATCGTGCATGGAACGGAGACATGGACAGGATAATGAACACACCGCTCCGGGAAGCCACTCGTTATTACGTGGGCGGCAAGCATAGAACGGTAAGGGAGATGGCAGAACTTAACGGGAATGTTTGCCCGGATACAATGTGGCGATGGCTGGCACACGGCATAAGCCCGGAAGAAGCCGTGACGAAGAAAAAGCGCCGTGCGAGCTGGGGCAAGAACGAGGGAAAGCAGGGCTTGAAACCGACTGGGTGCACGCATCCTGATTGTGATAATTGTCCGTATGATGACTGCAAGTGGTAAGGAGGGAAAGTATGAGTACAGAAGAAGCCATTAGAAGATTGACTGATATAGGCAGGACGATAGCCGCGCAGGGGAAGACTTCAGAAGAAACCGGGAAGAACTTTATTGCACTGGAGATGGCGGTCAATGCGCTGCTGGAACGGGAAAGGCGAGAGGACGATGGAAAATAAGCAAACAAATAAGCAAACAGACTTTGCAAATCATGGTGACACAATTAGCAGACAGACTGCGATTGATGCGCTTACGCACAAGTGGAACGGGATGGTGACAAGTGTGTTTGATGTTATTAATTCATTGCCATCCGCACAGCCAGACCTTGACTCAGCCTACACCGAAGGATACACAGCCGCTGAGAGTAAGTACAGGGCGATGTGGGATGAGATACCAAAAATCATACGGTGCAAGGATTGCAAGCACAGAATTAAAATCAGCATAGATATTTTTCCGAATGTATTTACGTGGGGATGCAATTATATGGATGCGGCTATGGGTGATAATGATTTTTGCAGTAAGGCAGAGAGGAGAACCGATGGCTGAGCAGAGATTGATTGACGCCAATGCGCTTAAGGCAAAGGCATTCGGCAAGCGTGGTGGTCTGATACACACGGCAGATATAGATGCCATGCCTACCATCGAAGAGCGCAAGAATGGGAAGTGGCTTGAACAGGATGATGGATGGGACGGAATATATTACGAGTGTTCTTGTTGCAAAGACGCATTTACGTTGATTGACGGAACTCCATCGGAAAACCTGTACAATTACTGTCCTAACTGCGGAGCAAGGATGGTGCAGGAAGGAGAAGACAATGGGAAGACTGATTGATACAAGCGATTTGGTTAAAAGCCTTTTCGATTATGAAAATGGCAAGAAAACATTAGGGCAGTGTATTGACGATACACCGACCGCACAGCAGTGGATACCGTGCAAGACCAGGCTTCCTGAAGACCTTGAAGAGGTTAATGTTACATGGGTAAACCATAAACCAGAATCGTATTACGAATTTGCAAAGGATAAGCCATTCACTGCATCAGCGGTTTATTACAAAGGGGATTGGTATTGGTACTCCAGTACATGCGCTGATATTTTAGGGGAATATGGGAAAAACGACATTGAAAAGGTTGACGATGCCATTGAGATTACCGCATGGAAACCGCTTGAAGACCCGTGGGAAGGAGAGCCATGAAAATAACAATTGAAATCCCAGAAGAGTTTGAAGCGCATTGGATCATGGATTGTTTCGAAGACTCACTCCAAAGACTTAGTGCAGACGCTCACTTACTTGCAGGAAACTATGAACAGGAAACAGCGGTAATGCTGATAAAGGCTTTCAAGAACGCAGAACCGTGGAAGGGAGAACAGACGTGATCATAGCATTATGGATTATCGCTATATGCGAGGTTGTCAGAGCGATACAGAACGCCATACAGATACGCAGTATACTGCAAGACACTACTGCACGGGACAATGTCTATGCGGAGTTTATAAAGAGCCTGAAGTCAACGGACAGGGAGTTTGTACGGCAGATGCTGGAAGAGTTTGAGCGGCAGGAAGGAGCAGAGAGGGAATGATACTCCTACTCATCCTTACCATCCTCATGATCGCCGTGGAGTTGCCCGTTACGCTCCTGTACCACAGAGAAGAGGATGTGTATGTGCTGACAGCGAGTGTTTTTGCTCTGATGATTGAATTGGTGTATATGAGGTGCTTATGACAGCTAAGGAATATCTATCAAAAATACAAACATACCGTAGAACGGTGCAGACCTACGCAGACCGCATTGAAGAACTGTATCATGATGCGTCAGGGCTGAGGGCAATCGTCTATGACAAAGACCGGGTGCAGGTATCACCAGAAAACAAACTGGAAAAGATATTTGAGAAGATTGACCGGGAAGCCGAGAAGTATGCAAAAGCCCGTGTGCGGTATGAAGTGGAAGTCCAAAAGCGTGTGGATCAGATCGCCGGAATGGACAGACCTGAGTATTGCGAGATACTGCGGTTACGGTATGTGGAACTGGAAGAAGATGGAAACATGAAAACATTGGAGCAGATAGCGTGCATGATGCACCTGTCATTCTGGAGAACAGCGCACCTGCATGGGGAAGCGTTGGAAGCGTTTAGGAGGAGGTATCTGTGAAGGTCGGTCTGATAGATGTAGACAGCCACAATTTCCCAAACCTTCCACTTATGAAGTTGTCCGCATGGCATAAGCGGCAAGGGGACACGGTCGAGTGGTATCATCCGATGTTTTCCGGGCATATGGATCGTGTCTACATGAGCAAGGTATTCAGCTTTACACCAGATTACCCGTATTTCATAGATGCCGATGAAACTATTATGGGGGGGTCAGGATACAACATTAGGATAGAGAACGGGAAAGAAATATATGACAGTGAGAATGATAAGCCATTGCCGTATGATATAGAACACATATACCCGGATTATTCGCTTTATCCTGACCATACGAAAGACACAGCATATGGATTCTTGACGAGAGGCTGTCCGAGGGGTTGCGGATTTTGCCATGTAGCGACAAAGGAAGGAAAGTGCAGTATCAAGGTCGCAGATCTGGACGAATTCTGGAAAGGTCAAAAGACAATAGTATTATCAGATCCGAATATACTTGCGTGTAAGGATCACAGGGAACTGCTACAGCAACTTATAGACAGCCGGGCGAAGGTTAATTTCAATCAGGGTATTGATATCAGGTTAATCAATGAAAGAAACATAGATTTGTTAAAAAAGATTCGTCTTGATGGGATACATTTTGCATTTGACAGGTATCAAGACAAAAATATAATCACTGAAAAGCTGAAGATGTTTAGCGATGCGACCGGGTACAACAAGGATAGGGGAAGGGTCATGGTATACATTCTATGCAATTATGACACAACTATTGAACAGGATATAGAACGAATACAATTCTGCCGATCACTTAAGTTTTCTCCGTATCCGATGATCTATGACAAGGAACACGCCGACCCGATATATAAAAGATTGCAGAGGTGGTGCAACAATTTTATTTTTTGGAAGACACCAACATTCGAGCAGTATACAGGTTAGCAAACAATAGCAAACAACATCATGGTATTATGGCATCAGGGATTAAAGGTTAAGTCTCGTTGTTTCATTTTTCATCTCTCCTTTCTGATGTGGGGCGGTCGGTATGATCGCCCTTTAATGTTGCCATGAAGATTAAGAGCAGAAACAAGAAGCCACGGCCTCGTAATGTCATGTATATATGCAACCGTAAGAAATGCCAGCACTGCATACCGGAGTGCCATCACACAGCCGATCCGGCGTTTGCTAAATATCATGAGCACATTGCATTCGACCCGGGGAAGGACGGAATCCTGTGGGAGCTGAAATGATATTTATTGCAATCATAATATTATGGCTTATGACAGATATCCCATTGTGGGTGCTGCTTGGCATCGGCCTTTTAATATGGGCGGTAAGATCATGAATAACCCACGGCACCAGAACGGAAACCTGCGTCGGAAGATGCGCAAACGGTTTATAGCTATGGGTTTACCCTGTGCGATCTGCGGCCGACCAATACACTACGACGAGCCATCAGACGCGAAGCATCCTTTATCTTTTGTGATAGATGAGAAAAATCCGGTGTCCAGGTATCGGGAATTCGGATATGACAGCCCGGCTGCTGCAGCGACCGACCCGGACAACGTCCAGGCAGTGCACTGGATTTGTAATGCAAAAAAATCAGCACGGACAATGTCCGAGATACGACAGGGTGACACAGGGAGACGAAACAAAACGATTATTAACATTCCGGATGGAGAGTGGTAGGAAGCTGAAGCGGCCAATGGGTGGCATAGGGACCCGGCCATCCCGGCTCGGCCCGCATCCCGGTTGCCAGCGCCGACACTTCGGAAGCTGAAAACACAATAACAGGTCGAACATGCAGACTGTAAATGCAAGGGTAGGAGGGCAATATGCCAAAATACAAACAGCCAGAGATGGCCGGGAATACGTCTGTAGAACAGGCGTGGAAACAGGGCGGAGAGATTGGCGCGTGTCGTGCCATCGTTGAGAAATTTGCAAAGGTTCTGGACATGACGGACAGCGGCAGGGACATAAAACCGCTTGCGACGGGAATGTTTGAAGCGATCGACAGATTGAAGGCACTGGAAGCGCAAGACACAAAGAAGGCAGACACAGCACTGTTCCGCATAATCAGCAAGGCGGCGAGTGAGTAAACACGGAAGTCAGACGCCGACGCACAGGAAGGCCAGTGAGTACAAGCGCACGCAAGGGAAAAGCGCAGCAGCACTGGCTGACGCATACGGGATGAAGCCGCACAAATGGCAGCGCGGTGTCCTGGACGACTGGCTTGCCGTGGATGCTGACGGAAAACTGATACATAGTTTTTGCCTGCTTGAGGTTCCACGGCAGAACGGGAAGACTGGTGTCAGTGATCCGCGCGAAACTTGGGGGTTGATATATCGGGCGGAACAGATATTGCATACCGCTCAAGAGTTTCAAACGGCAAAAAAAGCATTTGATAGACTTCGTAAAAAATTCGGAGCGAGACAAAATGACCCGTATGCTGAATTCCCGGAGCTGAATGCGCTGGTGGATCATTACACTATCAGCGCGGGGCAGATGGTTTTAGACCTTAAAAACGGCGGGCATATAGAGTTCAGAACACGCGGGTCCAATTCCGACATGGGGCGCGGCGGCACGTTTGATCTGGTCGTCATCGACGAAGCGCAGGCATATACGGAAGCACAGGACGCTGCATTGTCTCCGCTTAACTCTGCTGCACCTTCCGGCAGTCCGCAGACAATCCTCATGGGGACTCCGCCGACGCCGAACGCCGGAGACAAGGGCGTTATTTTTTCCAGGGCGATCAAGCGGTTGAAAGAAACCCCGCAAAAAGGCGACTGTCTGCATTTGTGGGGAGTGGATGACATTGGCGACATAACCGACAAAAAAAGATGGTATGCGGCAAACCCGTCTTTAGGTTATCAGCTTTTGGTGTCCGCATTGGAAAAAGACGCGGCGATGATGGCGCCGGACATGTTTGCCCGTGAACACTTGGGATATATCGCTAAGAACGACCAGCGCATTGATTATGCGATAAAGGCGGCTGTCTGGGACGCGTGCAAGAGTCCAGAGCCAAAGCCGGAAGGAAAGACCGCGTATGGCGTCAAATTCAGCGCAGACGGCACGGAAGTATGTTTGTGCGGAGCGGTTATACCGAAAGCCGGGAAAGCGCGTATATCACTGATAGAGCGCAGGCAGACAGGATCTGGGACACAGTGGCTTGCTGATTGGCTTAATGCAAGATACGCTCAGGCATCGTGCGTTGTAATAGACGGAAGGAATGGCGTCGATGTACTTGTTGACAAAATCGCATCTACATGGCGCGTGAAAGGGTCGGTTGTTAGGCCGTCGGCACGTGATGTAATCGCGTCAGTATCGACTCTGACAGATGCCCTGAACGAAAAGACGGTAACATGGTATGAAGGACAGGAAATGCTCCGGGAAAGCGCTGTCACGTCCGTCAAGCGACCTATTGCAGGCGGCTGGGGGTTCGGCGGTGACAATGCTACACCGATCGAGGCAGCGGCGCTTGCTTTGTGGGGAGCGAAAAACAGTAAGAGAGACCCGGCGAAAAAGATGCGGATCGGGTAGAGGTAAAAACATGATGCTGACAATTACTGCTGACAATGTGATAGGGTTCGACGATTACAGTCGAGCGAAGTTCGCAAAGCTGATAAACGTCTACAACAAACACGCATTTAAAAACGCAGAGAAAAAGAAATACTATGACGGGAAAATATCGCTCGGAGAAGTCAATCTCGGGATTGCCCTGCCGGAAGGGCTGCGCGGTTTAGAAATCGGATGCGCCTGGGGAGCGAAAACTGTCGACGTGCTTGCGTCCCGGTCAATGTTCGATGGATTTGTCGGCATAAACGGCAATGAAGTGGAAAGCATGACGCGCATGGTCATGAATAACAACCTGATCGCGCAGTACATGAAGGCATGTCGGGACGAATTGGAGTTCGGTGCGACGTTTTGTACGCTGTCCGCCGATGATCGCGTAAGGGCAAAAATACGCTTTCACAGCCCATTGACTGCGGCAGCCCTATGGGATGGCGAGAAAAACCGTATTGATTGCGGTTTTGCCATTATTGACACAATGCCGGGCGATGATGAAGCACTAACGTGGATTCCGGCGTTGATAAACATGTACACAGACGAAGCGGTGTGGGTGATTTCCCGGAGGGAATACGGGGATGTGTATGACGCCGTGCCATATCCGCACAGGATGGGGCGTCCGCTTATGGAACCGCTGATCTGGAACGCAACGAGCGATAAACCGTTCGGTCGTTCACGCATCAAAGAACCAATCAGACGGCTTATACAAGGATACGTTCGGACAATCGCAAATGCGACAATCGGTTTGGAGTTCGCAACCAGTCCGCAGAAATATCTGCTCGGCGTGACAGACGATCAATACGACGCAGTCATTAACCAGAAATTTCGGCAGTATGTCGGTTCGATCATAGCATCGACCACAAACCCGGAGACGGGTGAAAAACCGACATTCGGGCAGCTGCTGCAGGGCAATATAACGCCTCACGTCGAGATGATCCGCGTGCTTGCGACGCAGTTTTCTGCAGCTACGGGACTGACTGTAACGGACACGGGTGTCGTTAACGATGCGAATCCGACAAGCTCCGACGCAATCCTGGCACAGTCCCAGACGCTTGTCGGCATGGCTGAACAGCTGAACACTGGTAACGGAGATGCGCTCCGGACGATTGCGCTGATGGCGCTCGCTATTGCACAGAATAAGACATTGGACGATCTGACCGACGAAGAAAAGGCAATAGCACCGCACTTTAAAAATCCAGCGATGCCGTCTGTGGCGGTCACAGCTGATGCGGCCATCAAGATCGCAAGCGCCCGCCAGGGATTTGCCAGCACAGACACATTCCTGGAAATGATCGGGTTCGACGCAGCGGACATCCGGCGCATAAAGGCACAGGAACAACGTGCAAGAGGCGTAGCGGTGCTTGAGGAAATGAGTATATGACCATATCGGAAGAAAGCTGGGTCAAGTACATAGACGATCTACGAAAAGTCAACGACGAAGCGGCACGGCTGATGCTGGATTTTATGGACCTGCACAGGGATGCGGATGGATTATGGAACAGTCGGGAAGTCCGGCAGGCGCTTATAGATTATGCGTACGGTTTGTCGTCCAAATACGGAGAAGCCGCTGCGGAGCTTGCTTGCGAGATGTACGATGCAATGGGCGCGCTGTCTGACGTGATCATTCCGGCAGCGGTTCCGGCCGAAACAGCTACATATGCGGATGTAGCAAAAGCGGTCAACGGGACGCTGAAGCAGAGCACAAACATGGAAATGGTGTCTTCTGCCGTTGCCAGACAGGTCAAGATGGTCAGCGTTGATACAGTGATGAAAAACGCGCTCCGGGACGGCGCAGAATGGGCGTGGATACCACACGGTGACACGTGTGCATTCTGCATCACGCTTGCGTCCAGAGGATGGCAGCAGGCGTCTAAAAAGGCGCTGAAGAATGGACACGCTGAACATATCCATGCAAATTGCGACTGTACATATGCGGTGCGGTTCGACAACCGGACGGAAGTGGAAGGATATGAACCAAAAAGGTATTTGAAAATGTATAATTCCGCAAGTGGCATGCCGGATGAAAAGCTAAATGCTATGAGGCGTGATTTTTACGCAGAAAACAGTGCGGAAATCAACGCACAAAAGCGAGACGCCTACAAAAAACGGCAAGAATTGAATAGTTCCCAGGCAGAAGAAGCAGACGTATAAAGCGCCTGCTTTTTTAATTGGCAACGCGTGCCATAAACGCGGATCAATCACTCTTTGGAGGTAAACACATGAGCGAAACTGTGAATCAGGAAAACAATCAGGCAATCGAAAACGAGGTTAAAACCTTCACGCAGGAAGAAGTAAACGCCATTGTGAAGGATCGGCTGACTCGTGCCGGTGCAAAATACGCAGACTATGATGCGCTGAAAGAAAAGGCCGAAAAATTCGATCAGTTGGAAGAAGCAAACAAAACGGAACTGCAGAAGGCGACAGAACGCGCTGAAGGGCTGCAGGCCGAACTGGACAAGCTGAAAAACGAATATGCGGTGCGCGAGATGCGTGAAAAGGTTGCCAAAGAAACCGGCGTTCCGGTCAATCTGCTGACAGGCGGCACGGAAGAAGACTGCCGCGCACAGGCAAAAGCTATTGCCGAATACGCAAAACCGTCAGCATATCCGAAAGTCAGGGACGGCGGGGAAGTACAACACACAACCGGCGGCGCAAACCGGGACAAATTCAAGGACTGGTTTGAAGCCAACATTAGTCATTAAGGAGGCTTTATCATGGCTGACATTAACAGAACTACTAACTCCATGGCTCTTCCGAGCGACATTTCCAGCGAGATCCTGCAGAAGACACAGCAGGAATCCGCAATCATGAGACTGGCACGGCGCATCGAACTGCCAGGCCGTGGCGTAACGATCCCGGTTATTACTGGAGATCCGACAGCGGCGTGGGTTGCTGAGACAGGCGTGAAACCGGTATCTAACGGCACACCAGGCACCAAACTGATGCAGGCGTTCAAGATCGCGGTCATTGAGACATTCTCGAAAGAATTTATCCGTGATATTCCGGCTCTGTATGATGCACTTGTTCAGAGACTTCCGGGCGCGCTTGCAGGTGTGTTCGATGGCACGATCGTGGGTGCTGTACCGGCTCCCAGCCAGAGCAATTTTGATACGTTCGCAGGCTGTACTGCTCAGTCGATCCTGAACGCGAACAATGGCACATATCTGGGCATGGTCGCGGCTGATGCGGACATCGCCACACACGGCGGAGTCATGAACGGTTTTGCGTTTGGCGCGCAGGCTCGTGCGCTCCTGCTGACTGCAGTCGATACGACGAACAGGCCGCTGTTCCTGGCGTCTGCAAACGACGGTGTTGTCGATAAGGTTCTGGGCGTTCCGGCCTACTTCAACAAGAACATTTACAAAGCTGGCGCATCTTCCGGTTCCGTACCGGCTATCGTTGGTATCGCAGGCGACTGGACACAGGCCATGTATGGAACTGTAGCTGGTGTTGAGATCTCCGTAACAGATACTGCATCTCTTACCGTTGGATCTGGTAACGATGCAACCACGATCAACTTGTGGCAGCAGAACATGGTGGCTGTCCGTGCTGAGATCGAAGTCGGATTCCGCGCCGACACTTCCTGCTTCAACTTGCTGACAGGCGCTATCCCGTCCTGATGGTCAAATTTATCAACCGACTGACCGGAACAGAAATGTGGGTCGCGGATGATCGCGCAGAAGAATACAAGGCGGCTGGTCATAAGCTGGCCGCCGAAAGCGCAGAAAAACCCAAAAAAGTACCGGTCAAAAAGACGGTCAAGAAATGAGGTAACGGCATGGCATACGCAACCGTACAGGACGTAATGGCGCGCACGACGCGGTCATTCACGGCGGAAGAGACGAACGTGATCACGGCATTGCTGGAGGATGCAGCTATACTCATTGACGCATACAAAAGCGAAGCAGGGGAAAGTCAGAAAAAGGTCGTATCCTGCCGCATGGTGCTGCGTGCAATGGGCACGGACAATGATATCCCGATGGGCGCAACACAGGGGTCAATGTCTGGCCTTGGGTATTCCCAGAGCTGGACTATTGGCACGGGCGGTTCTGTCGGGGAGCTGTATCTGTCTAAAACAGATAAGCGGCTCTTAGGTGGCGGAAACAAAATTGGATCACACAGCCCGGTGGAGGATTTGACATGCGCGGCACTACAGTAACCCTATACGAGCAAACGCAGACGGGCGTGGATGCTTTCGGCGTGCCGATCTATGAAGAAGTTCCGGTCGAAGTGGATGACGTACTGGTAGGAGAACCAACGACAGACGACATCACAACGGCGACCGCACTATACCAAAAAGTGATTCGGTACATGCTCGGCATTCCGAAAGGCGACACGCACGACTGGAAGGATAAAAAAATATCCTGGACAGATGCGTATGGGGTTACGCATGTATGCAAGACATTCGGGTTCCCAATCACAGGGATAGAGGCCAACATACCGACGCGATGGCACATGAAAGTCAGGTGTGAAGACTATGAGTAAAGTTACAGTCAAGCTGAACTATAAAGGCGTGCGGGAGCTGCTAAATAGCAGCGAAATGCAGGAAATCCTTGATGGGTGTGCAGATAGAATGATGCGACAGCTTGATGACGATGGATACGAAGTCGAACACAGGAAGACGGACCGTGCTGTGGTGGCAATAGGAGCGGCAACAACGAAAACGCGCGTGAAGAATTCGAAGAATAACACATTGTTGAAGGCGTTGGGGGCGGCGAAATTATGATCGAAGCAATTATACGGGATTATCTGTTGAACATACTGGATGTGCCTGTATATGTCGACGTTCCTGCAGATCCGGAAGACAGCTGCGTTGTGATCGAGCGCACGGGCGGCAGTGAGACCGAACACATCAGGAGTGCTACTATTGCCGTACAGAGCTACGGGCCACGGAAAACGGATGCGGCAGAACTGCACGAACAGGTTCTGAGGCTGCTGCCGGATATTGCCAACGGGGTAAAGGTCAGCGCGTGCGACCTGAATGCGGAATATGACTACACAGACACACAGACGAAGCGGTATCGCTATCAGGCTGTGTTTGATTTGGTTTATTACTAAAGGAGGCTAAAATGGCTAATACAGCTTTGAATGTATCAACTGGTAAACCGCGCATTACAGGCGGCATTTACCGTGCGCCGATCGGAACAACGCTTCCGACGGATGCAAAAACAGCCTTGAGTGCGGATTTTACATCACTTGGTTACATTGCTACGGATGGCGTGACGCAGTCTTCAGAGATTGACTCCGGAGAGTATCGTGCCTGGGGCGGTGATGTCGTGTTGGCATATGTCAACGGGAAGACATACCGATTCGCTTTCGGGATGATTGAAGTGCTCAACCCGGAACTGTATAAGACACTGCATGGCGAAGCCAATGTGACCGGAACGCTTGCAACCGGCATTGCCGTGAGGGCAAACGGAAACGACACTGTCGAATGGGTATACGTGATCGAGTTAATGATGCGTGACGGCGCGCTTGCTAGAATCGTAATCCCTGACGGGAAGATCACAGAGATGGGCGACACGACATATCAGGATGCGGATGCGGTCAATTATCCTGTGACGATTACGGCACAGGCAGATGACGAAGGTGTACCGTACTATGAGTATATCCTGAAGGAATAATCGCAATAAACAGGGGGAATCACCATGAAAAAACTCAAAGGCACGACTGCAACGGGCTTCTCGTTTGAAATAGACGAAGAGGCCCGTGACGACTACGAACTGCTGATCGCTCTGGGGGATCTCGAAAAGAACCCGGAACAACTGTGGAAGATGCACGATGTAGCCGTGACGCTTCTGGGCGTAGAGGGCGAGAAAAAGCTATGCGATCATTGCCGCGGGAAAAGCGGGCGTGTGCTTTCCAGTAAAGTTGCTGAAGAAATCCGGAACATTTTTGATATTCTGAAAGATGGGGAATCCGACACAAAAAACTGATAATCCTTGCCGTGATGATCGCACGGAACGAGAACGCACTTGAATGCGATTTTGCAGAAACCTACCGCATATATGATTATAGAGAGCTGCCTGTAAAAAGGGCGGCTCTTTTTGCGGCTGGGCTTTCAGAAGATAGCCGAATCAAGCGTCTGCTTTCCGGCCAGAAACATACTATGGAAACTTTATTGCTGTCGAATATTGCCGACAGTTTGCAGTGGCTTGTCTGGTCAAAAACAAAGGGCGCGAAAAACGGAACGGGAAAACCAAAGTCCATTTTGCAGACAATCATGGCGGACAATGAAAGAAAGTATATGGAATTTGAAAGCCCGGAAGCGTACGAAGCGGCAAGGAAAAAACTTATAAAGGGGTAATAACATGCCGGGTACAAATTTAGGACAGGCATATGTACAGATCATGCCATCGGCAAAGGGAATAGGAAGCAACCTGTCGAAGACACTCAGCGGCGAAATGAACGGAGTTGGTGATTCGATAGGATCCGGTCTCGGCAAAAGTATCGTTGGGACATTGATAAAAGGGCTTGCGGCTCTGGGCATCGGGGCTGCAGTCAAAAAGCTATTTTCTGAAGCGATACAGGCCGGCGCAGAAATGCAACAGTCCTTTGGCGGCCTAGATACTATTTATGGGTCTGCATCCGAATCTATGAAGGAAATGGCTTATCAGGCGGCACAGGCCGGCATATCAGCAAATGATTATGCGGAGCAGGCAGTGTCTTTTGGCGCCAGTCTGAAACAGGCATTCGGTGGAGATGCTACGCGGGCGGCTAAAGCGGCTAATACGGCAATTATGGATATGGCCGACAATGCCGCAAAAATGGGAACTGATATGTCATCTATACAGAACGCGTATCAGGGCTTTGCCAAAGGCAACTACACTATGCTGGACAACTTAAAGCTGGGGTATGGCGGGACACAGGCAGAAATGCAGCGGCTGTTATCCGATGCAGAAAAGCTGACTGGTGTCAAATATGACATTTCCAATCTTGGCGATGTGTATGAAGCAATCCACGTTGTTCAGGGCGAACTCGGTCTGACCGGCGTAGCGGCGCAGGAAGGTGCGACGACATTCTCCGGATCAATGGCGGCAATGAAGGCAGCAGCAACAAATCTGCTTGCGAATATGGCGCTCGGGGAAAACATCTCCGGTCCGCTGACAGCTCTTGCCGAGAGTGTGAAAAATTTCCTTGTTGGTAATCTTCTCCCCATGATTGGAAACGTATTAAAGCAGCTACCCGGGATTATTGGGAGTGCATTAATGTGGGCGTTTCAGAACATCCCGAACATGATCGACTCGATAATCGGATTTCTCAACAACCTGACGCAGGGGATGACCGATAACAGCGGTAAGTTCAAGGATGCGCTGGTGGAAATCGGCAAAGCTGCGATGGAAATGTTTAAAAATATCGACTGGAAAGGTCTTGGCCTTGCGGTGGTGACGTTTATTGGAACCGCTTTGCAAATCGGTGGTCAGCTTATATGGAGCGCATTGAAGGCGATTGGCACAAAGGCAGCGGAGTGGTTCCGGAATGTTGATTGGGCCGGAGTAGGCCGGGCGGTGATTAACCTGATCGTGCAGGGGCTGTCTGCGCTTGGACAGCTCATTTGGAACGGTCTGAAACAGATCGGGCAGAGCGCTTGGCAAGGATTTGTCAGTATAAACTGGGGGGACCTAGGTAAAAGCATTATTGCTGGGATCATCAACGGGCTGTCCGCTCTTATCTCTAATTTATGGAATGCGTTACGGAACATCGCAAGTAATATCTGGAAAAGTTTTACCAACACAGATTGGTCGGTTATCGGCAACAATCTTGTTGTCGGCATTGCAAACGGTATAAACAGCGCGGGTCATTGGATTTGGGATACGCTGAAAGGATGGGCGCAGAGCGCGTGGGAAAGCGTCAAGAATTTCTTCCGTATCGGGTCGCCGTCAAAGCTGATGCGTGACAGTGTTGGAAAATGGATTCCGCTTGGTATGGCGGAAGGTATTGAGGACGAAGGCAAAGCAGTCGTGCAGGCGATGAACGACGTCGCGGCAGAAGCTACGGGAACGATTGACACAGATTTTAGTTATGCGGCAACGACCGACAGCATGGCGAACAATGCAACAGCCGTGCCGGATAATATAGCAATCAATATCTATCCGGCCCCTGGTATGGATGTCCGGGCCATTGCAGAAGAAGTGGAGCGCAGATTGGCACAGGTACAGCGGCAGAAACAGGCCGCGTGGGGTATGGCATGAGTTATATCGAGGAAAACGGATATTTTATTTTCGGAGGTGTGAAATCATCCGATTACGGCGTATGGATCAGCGGGGGCGGCACGTTTAACGCTCCCGCGCGCCGATACAAGGAATATGTCGTTCCAGGACGCAACGGGACGCTGACGATCGACGAAGGGGCATACGAAGAGGCGGAAGTAACCTATCCAGCGTTTATTGCGAGGGACTTTCCGGCCAATGTCGAAGCGTTCCGTAATGCCATTATGGCGCAGAACGGTTATGTACGCATGACAGACAGCTATCATCCGGATGAATATTATCTCGCGCGGTACATGACGGGTCTGGAAGTGGATACGCTTCCGGCCGGAAGGGGTGGCTCGTTCGAACTGACATTCCGGCGTGACCCGCGCCGTTTTCTGTTATCCGGTGAAAATCCTGTGACGTATCCCACGGAAAATTTATTGCCAGACAGTTATAATGGGTCAACAACTGGGGGAAGTATACAATGGCGAGAAATTGGCGACGGAACTGTTGCGGCATCTGGGCAAGCAGATCCCGGCGTTAACAACACTTTTTTTCTAGTACAAAATGACTCTCTACCATTATTACCGGGGGCAACTTATAAATTAACAGGAGGTCGAAACGCAAGTCTAAAGATTGTTTTACGACAATATATTGGCTCAGGGTATACGGTGCGCAGTGATGAGGGAAGCGGTATTACGTTTACCCATGTAGATGGCGCAACATATGATTGCTATATTTTGGTAGGCCCTGGGGTAAGACTTGCATTTGAAGTGATTTTTAAACCTGCAATAAGAATAAATATTGACTATACAGTTAATAACCCGACCTTATTCCCGTCAAAACCGCTGATCCGTGTTACTGGAGCGGGGACAGTAGGCATCGGAGACGAGGCAATCACAATCGCATCCGGGTACGATTATGTAGATATTGATTCAGAAATACAAAACTGTTACTGCGGAAATCAAAATGCAAATGCCGCTGTCACGTTTTCTAATCGAAAATTCCCAGAACTACAGCCGGGGTTAAACGGGGTCACTTTTGGAACCGGTATTGAAAGTGTGCAGATCACGCCTAGGTGGTACAGGATATGAAACCTATTTTATTTGATGGAAGTGCAACAAATTATAACACGCAGGGAATTGGTGCGCTTTCTGACTGTATTTCAGCTCTTGTTACGGAACAACGCAACGGCATATATGAACTTGAATTCACATATCCGATTACGGGTGTGCGTTATGAAGACATTACGGCCGGGCGTATTGTGGTTGTTTCACATGATGAACGGAAAGATTTGCAGCCGTTTATCATCTATCGAATTTCACGCCCGATCAGCGGCGTTGTGACCGTCAATGCACATCATATTTCCTATGAATTAAACAATGTTATTGTCGGACCGTATGAGGCGAACAATATCGGCACAGCTTTTGACGGCTTCCATGACCACGCCATGACGGATAATTCATTTACATTCTGGACGGACAAGACTTCTGCAGGAACATTTAAAGTATCTGCTCCTGCGTCTGTTCGTGCACTTCTCGGTGGCACATCCGGATCTATCCTTGATGCTTTTGGTGGTGGCGAATACGAATTTGACAACAGAACAGTTAAATTATATCAGCATCGTGGTCATGATAATGGCGTTACAATCCAATATGGCAAAAACCTGACAGACATAACAGCCGATACCGATGCGGGAAGTCTGTATAATGCCGTAATCCCATACTGGTCTAACGCAGAGGATACTATAGTCTATGGCGGTATCGTGCAAGGGAATGGGGGGATTACGCGGGAAGAAATATGGACAGATGAAGGAAGTTTGCCGATTCAAGACGAAAACGGCGAAACGATCACTTTCCGCGCGTCTATACGGCAGGTTGTACCGATGGACTTGTCTGGGGAATTTTCTGAAGCACCTACAGTCGCACAGCTTGAGGCACGGGCGCAGACGATTCTCAATAACAATGCGCCGTGGATTCCGAAAGTCAATATTAATATTGATTTTATTGCTTTATGGCAGACGGAGGAATATAAGAATATTGCTCCACTTGAGCGTGTGAGTTTATGTGATACCGTCACTGTCCAGTACGCAGAATTAGGCGTCGATGCTACCGCAAAAGTTATACGGGTTGTGTGGGATGTGCTCGCAGAGCGGTACAGCGAAATGGAACTGGGCGATGCAAAAACCAGTTTTGCCGATGTTCTCATGGCAAATACAGACGAACGGATTGACGGCAAGATAAAAGACTTGACGACGTATACGGATATGGAAAACGCCATAGCACACGCCACCGAGTTGATAACAGGTGGTATGGGCGGACATATCGTATTTCTGTATGATGCTAATGAGCATCCGACAGACATGCTTGTTATGGACACGGACGATGTGTCAACCGCCGTGCACGTTCTTCGGATCAACGTCAATGGAATCGGCTTCAGCTCAAACGGGATACAGGGGCCCTATACGTCAGCCTGGACGCTGGACAGCCGATTCAACGCAGATTTTATTGTAGCCGGAACGATGAGCGCCGCACGGATTCACGGCGGCACACTGGTACTTGGTGGTGTCAATAACGGCAACGGCGCGATTGTCGTATATGATGCGTCCGGGAATGTAATAGGCAGGTGGAATAACTCAGGAATTGAAATAAACGGGGGCATAATCCGGACATCTGATGGAGAGCGTACATCATCTATCGAATCCGGGTATACAAAATACTATACGGGAAACTTGTCTAATAATAGCTTGATAGGAAGTATAGGGACAAGGTCGTATCAAACCGAAGGATCTTATGGCCTGGAAATGGACATTGCCTATGGTGCAGATGGGATAGGCTGGTATGCAAGCCAAAATGCAGAAAATACAAATTATGACCCAGTGCTTGTATATGTCCGAGATGGAGGGATAATATCATCGGGCGGGGTCATCGTAGATGATGCAATATACGCTAATAGGGATTTTGTTATTACTTCTGGCTATAATCTTTACGGGTCTGAAATAATGGAGTGTGAGCTAGTAGATTGCAGAATTGATGATCCTGTTTGGAAAATGGATTCAACTGATTATAACGGTGTTACAGCGAGCACAATAAATTTTATTTTGCCGACAGCACTATCGAGCACTGGAACGATTACAAGCTACCGAAGAGACTGTCAAATGACATTTAAACACGGAATCTTAGTGCAGTGTACTTTGCCTTTATCGTAAGGAGGGAAAATGCAACCATTTAACATAAGCGTTCTACAGGCAAAAAACGAACTTACACATGCGGTCAAAACAATCGGTATAAAATATGATTTGCCCGGCATTGTAATTGATTTGATTTTAGCGGAAATACTTGCAGACGAACGACAGGCTCACTTGGCGTTGATGTCAGAACAGTATGCGCAGAGGGGGGAGGAAAAGAAGAATGCAGATACACGATCTGAACGAAAAGACACTGACTAATCCTGCGTATGTCGCATTTGATGACGGGACGGATACATACAAGGTCGAGTTTAACGACACCGTGGAGAGTGCCGCTCAGTCTGCTGTAGCGGCGACAGACCTGACACAGAATACCGTGGGGTTTACATCTGGGGACTCGTTGAGTCCGTCCGGGTGGACATCTGTCTCCCAGATCACGACCAACAGCACTCTTGCGACACTGTTTAACCGTATTTCCACGATGGTCAAGAACGTCAGGTATATCTGGAACCTGCTTGGCTCGTCATCGTTTTCCAATGTAGCAAGCACACTGACGGGGGCAATAGGCAACACAGCACTGCCCACAACGGCACAGACATTGTCGGGTGCAATAGCCGAACACGAGAGCGATATTAGTACACTAAACAGTAAAATATATTATGAACATCACAGTTTCAGACCAACAGGTAATATACCGGCCGGAACAATAGGAACACGAGGTTTGCAATTATCGTTTTCTAATCCGCATCCTACCGACCAAATTATTGGTATTGTTATTTCCTATATTGGAGATAGTAGTAAATATTTTCCAGTAGTTTTTCACGCAACAGGCAATATCTATTGCAATTATTATAGAGCGACCGCAAATGCAATTACAGCGACAGAAGCCGCAGTGGATATATATACAATTTATGAAAAATGACAATTTAATCTATTAACCGCATTTAATTAGTCGGGGCATCCCTTCGGGGGTGTCCTTTTTCATGCCCGGAAGGAGGCACAGAAATGCACATTGACATCATAGTTACTCTTGCAGTTGCCGTGTTCGGCTCGACAGGCTTCTGGACATGGCTGATGAACAGGAACAAGAAGAAGACGGCAGAAGCCCGGCTCATCATGGGGCTTGCCTACTCCGAGATCATCAAGCGATCAGAGCATTATATCAAACGTGGGTATATCGAGACAGAAGAGTACAACGAATTGAACAAATACCTGTATCAGCCATACCGGGAGATGGGCGGCAACGGCACAGCAGAGAAATTGATGAAGGAAGTACAACAGCTTCCGACCAGTAAGGAGGAAATAGCATGAAGCTGAATGACAAAGTATATGACGTTTTGAAATGGATCGCTTTAATTCTAATCCCTGCTGTTGGGGCACTGTATTTCGGATTGGCTCGGATTTGGGGTTTTCCGTATGGGGAGGAGATTGTCGGAACACTAACACTGATCGACACGTTCCTAGGTACGATTCTGGGCATCTCAACGGCGAAATATAACAAGGAGGCAAACAATGGCAAAAATAGTGATTGATGTCAGCTATGCCCAGCCGAATGTGAACTGGGAATTGGCAAAGAATGACATTGATGGTGCAATTCTGCGCTGCGGTTATGGCTCTGACATGGTCGGCCAGGACGACAACCAGTGGAGCCGAAATATTGCAGAAGTCGAACGGCTCGGCATTCCGTATGGGGTATATCTGTACTCATACGCAGATAATGATTATAAGATCCGGAGCGAGATTGATCACACTCTGCGGCTGATCAAAGGCCATGATCCGAAGCTTGGTGTATTCCTGGATCTGGAAGAAAACGGGAACGGATGGATTGCGGCAAGAGCTGCAGAAGCGTGGTGTAAGGCAATAAACGAAGCCGGATACAAAGCCGGTATTTATTGTGGCGCATTTTATTACCGGCAATTTCTTCCGGGCGTGCATGAGCGTGTTAATGCGCTTTGGTGGATTGCAGGCTATGGCAAGAACAGCGGAGTACCGGAAAGATACTACACGCCTAATCCGGGCTTTATCTATGATGCATGGCAATATACCAGTCGGAAGATTATCAGCGGTATAAATGGCGGTGTTGATTGTTCCGAATGGTATGCAGACTTTGATGCGGGCCTTCCGGTAGATTCTTCTATTCATTACCGTGCACATTGCCAGACATATGGATGGATGCCAGCGGTACAGGATGGCGAAGTCGCAGGGACGACTGGTGAAGGGAAGCGGCTGGAAGCATTCAAGATCACGCCGCCGGAAGGCGTAGAGCTGGAAGTGGACGTACATATGCAGGGCATCGGCTGGAAGACATACAAAGGCATCAAGAAAGGTGCAAGCTCCGGCACTGGATCTTCAGACAACGACCCTATCATGGGAACTGTTAGTGAAGGTAGACGCCTGGAAGCGTTTCGGATCCGCTGCGTGAAGAACCCGACCGGAAAGAAGTTATACTATCAGGCTCATGTACAGACGTATGGCTGGATGGCACCATGTGCTGAAGGCGAGACAGCCGGTACAACCGGTATAAGCAAGCGTCTTGAAGCAATTCGAATTGGATTTAAATAACAGCCAGTGACGGAGTAGACCGTTGCTGGGGCGGTTCTCCTCCTGTTGGGGCGGTGCTTTGACTGTGGTCAGGGCGCCGCCTTTTTTGCGTGTATATGGACACGAATATGGACACAGACAAGAAAAAACCTAATAAAATAAGGGCTTTTACGAGTATATCAATGGGTTCGAGTCCCACCGCCGGCATAAATTGGGGAAGCGTTGAAAATTCAGCGTTTCCCCGTTTTTTTATTGATTTTATGCGGCTTTCAGGGCTTTAAAGGGTTTATAATTCCGAACGGTTAGACGGTTATTTTGGACTTTAAAATGGACACAAAATGGACACGACAGACAAAAATGGACACGAAAATGGACACGTCAGCTGATGAGATCCAGCATGGAATCAGATACCATTTCAGCAATCTCATTGTCATTCATCGAGTGCATATAATTACTGCGTAAAACTTTTTCGTTTTTGTGGCCGGTTATATTCTGGATCTGCATATCCGACATATGAAGAATGTTATGACAGTACGACACGAAGAAATGCCGGAGATCATGCAGCCGCTGATGTGGCACACCGCTCCGGATAAGGAGACGGTTGAACGCCTTTGATATTCCTTCCGGAGTGCGGTCGGTGATATATCCCAACTCTCTGATCCGGTCTGCCGTTTCCGTTGGGATCCTGACATATCTGTCAGACGTGGTGTTTTTCGTGTATTTTATATGCAGTTTGTTGTCCGGGCCATATACAAGCGCCTTGCAAACGTGCAGCCAATCACCTTCCAGATCGTCCACGGTCAAAGCGCATATTTCCGACCGACGCATTCCAAACAGCGCGAGAGTGAGCGCAACGTCGAGATTTCTGGCCCGTGCGTTTTCCATGAATATCTTAACTGCCTTTTCTTCCGGTATCGTGATCTTTGACTTTTCTTGCTGTGGAAGCGTGACAGGCGGAAGATTGAAACCTGCATACTTAAACACGGCGGACAGGAATCCGTGATAATTCTTAACGGTTTTCGGTGAGTTGCCGGCTTTTACCCTGGAGTTGATAAATGCTTGCAGTTCCTTCTGCCCTACAGATGCCACTGAGAGCGCACAGAATCGCGTATAATCCCTTCTAAGCACCTTAGCCAAATATGTGTAGGCCCGAAGCGTGGAAGGACTGAGAACTGGCTCTTTTGCGTCCATGAAGGATACTATGGCGTTTCCGACTGTCTGCCGGCTTGTGACATTTCGATGTTCATCGGCGTATTCGGCAGCAATTCGCCGCAGTTTGGTTTTGTCGGCATGGGTGAATGATTTGCGGATCGGCTTTCCGTTTTCATCATGGCCGATGATCACGCGTACACGGTAATTGCCGGAGGGGAGTTTTTCGATTTTCATTTTGATTCACCTTCTTCCAGTTTCTTCTTGAGCATATCTATTTCCTTTAAGTATCGGCCAATTCGTTCGTCTTTAATTGCCGATTGAAGGGAATCAAGCTGCACTAAATCGAGATCCGGTAATTTCGCAATAATATCCGCATATGTAACCTTCCCACGAGCGGTAGGCATTTCCATTGGTACATCATATCCTTTTAACCATGCTGACGATACATTCAGCACTTCCGCCATTTTACCGGCACTATGTATTGATGGTGCGTGAGAGCCATTTAAATATTGACTTATTGATGATTTGTGAATGCCCGTCATATTTGCAAGGTCTTGTGCGATTACTCCTTTTTCCTCCATGGCTTCTTTCAAACGTAACGCGGTAACTGGATGTTTCATTTTTATCCTCCATTGCTTCCCCTCGCTATGAGTTTACCACAAAATCCGCGACAATAAAACAAAATGTTTAACTTTGTCATTTTTATGGTTGACACCGTTAAACATACGTGGTATTTTGGATGAGAAGTTGAACGATATCAAACACGAGAAAGGAGGAAAAATGCCATACACGTATAACAAACTGCGTGGTCGGATTGTAGAAAAATTTGGCACGCAGGATAAGTTTGCAGAGGCTCTAAACGTTACGAAACAATGGGTTTCCATGAAAATGACAGGAAAGAGTCCATTCAATCAGAAAGAGATCAAGCAGTGGTGCGAGCTTCTTGATATTTCTGACGATGAAATAGGCGATTATTTTTTTACCTAAGAGTTGAACGTTATCAAACTCACAGAAAGGAGAGTGCAATGGCAAATTTTTATTTCACATTCGGCAGTCACCCGGCTTTCCCATATGGTCGCGAGGATTTCGTCCAGGTAATCGCGCCAACCATACTGCAGGCCGCTGAAACGTACCGGAAGCATCATCCAGATCGTGCGGAGTCGCCTGGACTTCTGAACTGTTCGGATGTCTACCAAGAAGAAACATTCAACAGATTCCGCAATGAGTTTTACCGGGACAGGGAGCCAATCGAAATTTTGACGTATCAAGGGAGCTGATACCATGCCACGCCTGAAAACACCAGATAACACGGCCAGAGCCTACCTGTTCCGGGTGCCGGTCGCACGGCTGGCCCGAAAAGTCGGATGGTGTAAGTCGACATCATTCGAACGGAAGAAAAAGCCAGGCAAGATCACACTGGACGAACTGGCGGTTCTGGTCAGGGAAAACGAAACAACTGCGGATGAGCTGTGGAAGCTCGTAACAATGAGATAAGGGGAGAAAAAAATGGAAAAGGGGAGAACAGTAACAAACATTCCGGGAGCGATCCGTACAGTAGAATGCGGCAACGGTATATATGAATTGGTCAAGGAACCGGATGTGCTGACCATCATACCGCGGAAGAAGAAACGGAACACGACTGGAATTATACTCGCATTCGTGGCGCTGGCGCTGACGATCGGAGCTATTGCGACAATCATTTATCTCGCGCCGCCAATAGGGACATTAATGTTTGCTGTTATTGCGTGGTGCGGGATTGCAGCGGCGACAACAAAAGAATAACCGGTCATGTACTGCGAATACATAACCGGTAAAAAGAAAAACACTGTACTTACAAAGTCCAGTATATCACTGGCAGAAAGGAAAAACAATGGCAACAAAGAAACAGGAATCAGCAGTTATTGAAATCAGAAACATCGAGATCAAGCATGTCAATATTCGTATTGTAGGAGACTCTCCGCTGATTGTTCACGCATGGGATCCGAAAGCAAAACAGATGATGCTGGATGCACAGATGGGTAAGACCAAAACAAAAGCCAGGGCGAAAAAGGATCCGTTCGATGATTTCATCAATAGTATGTACTGGTTGGAAGGGAAGCCGGAAGAAAGCACAGAGGAAGCATTTGCGGAAGCGGTTCATAACGGCGCGAGGTGGGGTTTCCCGGTCGGGGCTATCAAACAGGCAGCGAACAGTGCAGCGTACCGTATGGGATGGGTAAAAAACCAGATGGAGTTGCGCGGATCCTATTTTCTGAAGACTGAAGACGGTGAACTGGCCGAAATTAAAGGGTGCATCCCGACAATGCGTGAAGACATGGTCAGAGTCGGTATGGGGACTGCAGACATCCGCTTCCGTGGTGAGTTTAAGGATTGGTATATGGATTTCGAACTGCAGTATAACGCATCCGGATCCATGACACTAGAGCAGATTATCAACTGCATCAATGCTGGTGGATTTGCCTGTGGTATCGGTGAATGGAGGCCAGAGAAAGACGGTTCATTCGGAATGTACCACGTAGAAGCATAAGCATGGCAGGAACGGCAAGGCCTTGTCTGCTCCGGTAGGGCGTGTCGGGGTGCGGACGGGCGAGTTGCGGTACGGCAGCCGAGGTGTTGTACGGTGAGCCGAGGTGATTTCTGGATGGGCACTGTCTGGTGTGGCAGGAAAGGCTTGTTGCGGATTGGTAGGTTCAGTTCAGATGCGTCACGTTGAGGCCCGGAGCGGCAATACATGGCAAGGCAGTCAAGGTATGGCGCGATAGGTCGCGTTCTGGTGAGGCGTGTCACGGTTTGGCAGCTGAGGTATTGCAAGTTGAGTTAAGGTGCTGTGAGGTCTGTCGATGCAAGTATAGGCGGCGTATGGAACTGTTAGGCAGGCAGGCTTTGGTTTGTCAGGTCCCGTTCATGTGCGGATGGTCCGGAGTGGTATGGCAGGTCAGGTTGGGCGCCGTTGGATTGGGTCAGGCTTGTCAATGTGCTGTGTGGTTAGGTCCGGATGGGTTAGGTATGCCAGCCGGGGTGCAACGGGGTGGTGTAAGTCGGGGCAAGGTTCGAACGGTTAGGTTTGTTAAGGCGTGGCAGGATAGGTTTGGCGCGTTCAGGCGCGGCACGGTAATTTGCGGTGGGTTCAGGACCGGCAAGGCATGGCAGGCGGGGTCGGACGGGGCAAGTTATGTTCTGGCGTGACAAGTATTGGCGAGGAAAGGCATGGCATGGAAATCAAAAACGAAAGGAAAAAAAATGACATACGAATATTCATGGAGCGGTCCGAAACGGGCAATATCAGCAGAGAAGGTGGCAAAGCATATTGCCAATCTTGAAAAGAAGTACGGGGAAGTGACCGGAGAAATTTTTCTCGAAAGCGCACGGTCTGAAAAATCCGAAATGCACAAGCTGTTCGAGTGGGATGACCGAAAAGCTGCGGAAGAGTTTCGTAAAGCTCAGGCCAGAATAATCATTGCATCTATCCGTGTGACGGTCGTATCTGAGGAGGTTGAACCGATTGTAACAAGGGCGTTCGTGCAATATGAACAGCAAAAAAGCGGCTACATTTCCATACACAAAGCAATGGACGATGAAGAAAAAAAGGAATCCGTACTGGACCATGCCAGAAAAGAGCTGCGGTGGTTCACGGAAAAATACAAATCATTTGAGGAACTGTCAACTGTTATTGATGCAATCAACGCATATATGGAGGAAACAGCATGAGCACTATCTACGAACTCACTGACGAATACCGCTTTCTGCTGGAGCTTGCAGAGGATCCTGACGTGGATCCGGACACACTGGCCGACACGCTCGAAGCGCTGGGCGGTGAAATCGAAGACAAGGCAGACGGCTATGCCAAAGTGATGAAGCAGCTGGAATCGGACGCTGCAGCACTGAAGGCGGAAGAGAAACGTCTCTACACGCGCCGGACGGTTTGCGAGAACAGTATCGCTCGAATGAAAAAGGCCCTGCAGTCAACGATGGAAGTAACTGGCAAGACGAAATTTAAGACGAACCTGTTTTCGTTTTGGATCCAGAAGAACGCTCCGCGGCTTGTGGTTGACAATGAGAAGAAAGTCCCGGCTGAGTATTTTGTCCAGCCTGATCCGGTCCGAAATGACGAGGCTATCAAGAAGGCGCTAAAAGATGGAGCTGCATATGATTGGTGTCACCTTGAACAGTCTGCGAGTTTGAGAGTGAAATGAGGTGTCAGCAAATGGCGACAACATGGGCCGAACAGGACTTCGAGGAACGGGAAGCAGAGCAGGAGCGGTGGTTGGCATCCAGACCGGTATGCGACATGTGTCAGGAACCGATACAGGAAGACTTCTATTTCGAACCGGAACCTGGAGACTGCCTGTGCGAGAACTGCTTCCGGATGTATGCCCGGGATAACTTCATGAAACTGATCCCGGAAAAAGAATGACCGCTCCGGAGGGGATCCGAAAACGGTCAGAACAATGAAATCGCGAACCTGTCAATTCGCAATACCAGTATATCACACTGGGGAAAGGAACGTAAATGGCAAAAGTAATCGGAGTGATGGGCGAATCCGGCAGCGGTAAGACGACCGCCATGCGGAATCTCGACCCGAAAGTAACCTTCTACATGGACTGTGACAAAAAGGGCCTGAACTGGAGGGGATGGCGAAAGCAGTACAACGAGAATGCAGAGAATTATCTTTCCACGGACAGTTTCTCTGTCGTGTCAGGCGGTCTCCGCAAAATCAATGAAAACGAAAAATTTAAACATATCAAATATGTCGTAATCGACACGATCAACGGCCTGATGGTGGCAGAAGAGATGCGGATCCTGGCTATGCAGTCCGGGGACAAACGGAGTGCCTGGTCGGATCTGGCTCAGAATGGCTGGAGCATCGTCAACCAGTGCTTGGAAATGCGTGACGATCTGACCGTCATTATCCTGTGCCATTCAGAGACCATTTCCGATGACAATGGCATTATTCGGACGCGCATCAAAACCAATGGACGGAAACTGGAGAAGCTCGTTCTGGAGTCAAAAATGACCACCGTGGTCTGGGCGGTCCGGCAGGATGGCAAGTATAAATTCATTCTGTCAGCTGACGGCAGCACTTGCAAAGTACCGCTCGGTGCCTTCCAGACGGATGAGTGCGATAACGACATCATGATTGTGATCAAAGCATTAGAAGATTTTTAAGGAGGATTAGATTATGGCATTACCAACTTACGACAAATCAAAGAGACGCAAATCATTCACACTGCTGCCGAAGGGCGCGTATGTGGTCACGATTAAGAACGCAAAAGAAGAACAGTGGCCATCCGGGGACGGAGTCGTCAGGATCGCGTTCGACATCGCTGAGGGTGAGTACAAAGGCTTCTACCAGAACCAGTTTGAAAACAATCCGAACGAGGATAAGAAATGGCCGATTGATGCGGTATTCAATCTGAATATTCCGAACGACCACAGCCAGCAGTATGTCTGGGACAACTGGAACACATTTTTTGCAGATCTGGAAGACAGCAACAGCGGTTTCGTATTCGGTGGCGACATCAAGACACTGAAAGGAAAACTGATTGGAGGAAAGTTCCACAACCATCAACGCGAATATAACGGGAATGTCTATGACCATACTCAGATGAAATGGACTTGCCCTGCGGATGATGTGCGAAATGGCAAACCCGGAAGGATGCCGAACGACAAGCTGATAACAGCTTCCGCGCCGACTACATCCGCCGCAACCAGCTCCAACGAATTCATGGATCTCCCTGACTCCGAAAAAGAAGAATTTCCGTTTTAATGGATAACTTTGAAGTCAAAGAAGTCCTAAGCACTTTCCGGATCATAGCTGACACCAGAGAGCAACGCACTCCGAAGTCCGAAGAACGTTTCCGGGCGTTCGGGGTGCCTGTTCAACGGGCCACACTGTCATACTGCGATTATTGTGGACAGATAACGCTGCCGAATGGCGACCTGTATCAGACAGGATCCGCAATAAAACCGGCCTGCTGCATCGAGCGAAAGATGAGCCTGGACGAATTGGCAATGTGCTTTACCAGGGGCCGGGATCGCTTCCGAAGAGAGTTTGAACGGGCATCCGCTGCAGGGGCAAAGGTTTTTCTCCTGGTCGAGAACGGAAGCTGGGAGGCAATCATGAAGCACCGATACAGGAGCCGGTTTAATGCGAAAGCGTTTGAGGCAACGCTAACGGCGTGGACGGTTCGATACAACATTGTACCGCTGTTCTGTAAGGCAGATACATCCGGAGAGCTGATAAGGGAGATCTTATATCGGGATATGAAGGAGAGGTTGGAGCGCGGTGAGTACGGATAGAGGATATGTAAAAGTGTTCCGTGACATACGCGATCACGAACTATGGCAGGACAAGCCGTTTTCGAGAGGGCAAGCATGGGTTGACCTGATTATGATGGTTAACCACGAAGACAAACGGATCCTATTTGATGGCAATCCTGTGACTGTTATGAGGGGTTGCGTAATGACCAGCGAGCGCAAATTGGCAGAACAGTGGGGATGGAGCAGGAGCAAAGTACACCGGTTTTTAGAAGTTCTCGAACGTGAAATTATGGTGCATGTAGACCGGACCACTAAGCGAACCATGATAAGCATAGTAAATTACGATGATTATCAGAAAGTGCGAACCACTACTCGAGCCACTGAAAAGCCACTGACGAGCCACTCGCGAGCCACTGACGAACACAAACAATACACTATAAACACTAATAAAGACACTAAAAAGAAAAACCCCTATAGTCCCCTTACGGAGGAAGGTGAGCTGGAACCCGGAGATGAGTACGATCTGGAAGGGTGGGAGGTGCCATGAGCATATATAAATTTAATGTGGATGATGCTTTCCGGTTTGCCAGGGAGCAGAATATCGGGACAAAGCAACACGGAGACGAGCTGCAATTTTCCATGTGCCCATATTGTCATGGGAAGACCACGAAGAAATATAAGTTTGCGATAAATCTGCAGACAGGTGCATTCAACTGTCTGAGAGCGTCGTGTGGTGCAAAGGGCAATATGCTGACACTGGCCCGGGACTTTAACTTCTCACTCGGAAGAGACGTAGACGAATATTACAATCGGCAACGGAAGTTCCGGAACCTGACCAGATATGCACGACCAGAAATACGGACACCGGCGGTCAAGTACATGGAAAGCAGGGGGATATCCAAAGAAGTAACAGAACGGTACGCCATCACGACACAGAAAGAGCATGACAACATTCTTGTGTTCCCGTTTTTCGATGAGGACGGAAAAATGCAATTTGTGAAATACAGGAAGACAGACTTTGATAAAACGAAGGACCAGAACAAAGAATGGTGCGAGGCAAACTGCAAACCGATCCTGTTCGGAATGGACCAATGCAACATGGAGAACAAGACACTGGTCATGACGGAAGGACAGATTGACAGCTTGAGCGTCAGCGAGGCCGGAATCGAGAATGCCGTAAGCGTACCGACAGGGGCAAAAGGGTTTACATGGGTGCCGTACTGCTGGGACTTCCTGAGTCAGTTCGAAACACTGATTATTTTCGGAGACCATGAGAACGACCACATCACGCTCCTGGATGAAATGCACACAAGATTTCACGGATCCATCAAGCACGTGCGTCCGGAAGACTATCGGGAATGCAAGGACGCAAATGAACTACTGCAGACGTATGGAGCGGAAACAGTCAGGAACGCCATCCGGAACGCCGTACCGCTCGACAATCCGAAAATCAAAAAGTTATCGGAAGTGCAGCGGAAAAGCATGGCGGACATGGAGTGCTTCACAACCGGAATCAGGTCGCTCGACAGGATTATCGGAGGGTTTTATCTGGGGACGCTGGTTATCCTGACCGGCAAGCGCGGTCTAGGAAAATCAACGCTCGGGTCACAATTCTGCAGCATGGCCGTCAGCAAAGGGTACACGACATTTTTTTATTCCGGGGAACTAATGGACTGGTTTTTTCAAGATTGGTTCGACCGGCAATGTGCCGGACCGTTCCGGATCCACGAGGAGACATCACTGTTAGGCTATACATCTTATACCGTAAAAGATGCGTATGCGGATCAGATACACCGATGGTACGACGAAAAATGTTATCTGTACGACAACGGCATTGTGTCGGATGAGGAGACAGAGGACATTGTTGCAACGATGGAGTCAGCCATTAAGCAATACGGGTGCCGGGTGCTATTTATTGACAATCTGATGACGGCTATGGAGGACGACATGCGGGCCGATCTGTATAGGCAGCAAACGCGCTTCGTGAACAAACTAGTAGACATGGCTAAAAATTACAATGTCCTGATCATCCTGGTTGTACATCCGCGCAAGACTGATAACGATGAGTTGGAAGACGATGACATTGCTGGAAGCAGCAACATCACGAACCTGGCCACAATCACGCTCAGTTACGGGAGGCCCAAAAAGCGGAAGCCCAAAACGGATAATGATGGGAACGAGATACCGGAAGAATATGACGAACCAGACAGGATCCTGACCGTGATGAAAAACAGACTGAACGGTCATACCGGAAAAATAAGCCTGTGGTTTGAAGAAAAAAGTAAACGTATATCCGAAACAGGCCGTTATAACTGGCAGCTTGGATGGGAGGATGAAGAAATATGGGAGACGCCGGAAGATTTGGACGAGATACCGTTCTAAGAGAATATCACGAAGTCTGGACGGACGCCTGGAAATTCTTCAAGTATTATGCCGGGAAGATTCCAATGACGGATGACGAATGGAGCGAGCTGATCCCTATGACCAGCAAGTTTGTCGAGCGGCATCCGGAGCATGAAGCATTCGCCAGGGCGATGATCTTGGTAGTCGAGAAGGAACTGGAAGAGAGAGACAGAGAAATGAGAAAGGAGAATGGAACGTGGGAGCAGTAAGTATACGTGAAGAAATCCTGCTACAGATCCGCCGGTACGAAAACTGTGTGCGTGGTCTGGACGGGAGCATTGCAGAAGAGACTGATGAGAGGGACAAAGAACAGCTGATGTCACGGCGGTGGACATATGTGCAGGAAATGATACCGACACTGAAGCGACTGCTGGAATTGTGCCCGGTGGATAAGACGGCGACGATCATCATGAAGTATGCCGGGGATGATGAAGAATATCCATTCGGCACGTTTGATTTTAACACGCCGCTCGAACGCAGATACGTGAACGAAATGGCTATGCAGATACGGAATGATAGGTTTTGTGAAACGGAAGTGAGGGTGAATGAATAATGCTTGATTTCGGATTTTACAACATGGACTGCATGGAAGGTATGAAGCAGTTCCCCGACAAGTATTTTGATCTCGCCGTGGTTGACCCTCCATACGGAGATGGATCAGGAAATGAGGGGGGGTACTGGAACAGGTTCGGGGAACGGTTCAACAGGTACAAGCAGACACATCCAACAGAAGAACGTCAGACAGCCGGACGGAACATGGGGTTATGCGAACTGGCGGAACATGGGCGGCGAAATTCTCAAAAAAATTGTCGCGTGGGACGTTGCCCCGAAGCAGGAATATTTTGACGAACTGTTTCGCGTCTCACGGAACCAGATTATCTGGGGGGGTAATTATTTCGACCTGCCGCCGACACGGTGTTTCTTGATATGGCGAAAGACCAATATCCCGGAATCGTTCAGCATGGCAATGTGCGAGTACGCATGGACATCGTTCAATGGAAACGCAAAAATGTTCGAATTCTCTGCTGCCGGACAACCCGGAAGATTTCACCCGACACAGAAACCCGTACAGCTTTATACATGGATTTTAGAAAATTGGTCGAAGCCGGGCGACAAGATAATAGATACACATTGTGGCAGTGCAAGCAGTTTGGTCGCCTGTCATGAAACTGGTCGAAAATATGTTGGCTTTGAAATCGACGAAGAATATTACCGACAAGCAAAGGAACGACTCGAACGAGCAGAAAATCAAATGAATATTTTTTCGATGGGCTACAACCCATATCAAGAATAGGAGGGACCAACAAATGAGCGCAGGCGATAAAATCCCATGTACCTGCCTGACAGACGCATTTGTCAAAATGGACGACCTGATCCGGCAGGGGTATGGAGTGGAGCTGGAACATAACAGACGGAGCACAACGATCACGATCAGGGAGGTGCCGGAGGATGAAAGTATTAATAGCCTGTGAGGAATCGCAAAGAATATGCAAAGCATTCAGAGAGCGCGGGCATGAGGCGTATAGTTGCGACATTCAAAAATGTTCGGGGGGGGTACCGAGATGGCATATTTTGATGGACGCAAGAGCGGTTATCAACGGTGGGATAATGAGGCTGCAAACAGGTAAAAAATTCTATGTCGAAAAATGGGACATGATCATAGCGCACCCACCATGCACGTATTTGTCTAATGCGGCAACGAGAAGCCATAGCATTCGTATGACACCAATTAATTGGATAAATGCAAGGACTCTAAACAGGATAGAGGCAATGGAATTCTTTATGGATTTCGTAAATGCAAATTGTGAAAAGATTGCAATCGAAAATCCTGTCGGCGTGATGAATACGTGTTACAGAAAAGCAGATCAGTCCATAGATCCCTATATGTTTTCAAACGGAGAAACAGACACGGAAAATTTTGTCACAAAGAAAACTTGTTTATGGCTCAAGGGCTTAAAACCATTGGAACCCACGTATAACGGAGAACGACCAGATAATCATAAACTATTTGGGACGTACAAAAACGGGAAAGCAAAAGTCTGGGAAGACACGGCTGTAAGTGGCGGGTTCGCCAGGAGTAAAACCTTTCCAGGAATAGCCAAAGCAATGGCTGACCAATGGGGCTAAATGAAGGCATAAAGTAGTTTCCCAAACCGCCGCATAAAACTATAGACCATCCATACAAAGAAAGGAAAACCAGAGGTAATTGACATACTCCCACAAACTTATCCATATGCCCTGAGCGGCGGCAGGGCGGTCAGAAGGAAGGACAGCAATGAAAGGCGAGAAGAACGCAAAGTATATAACGTACAACGGCAAGACACAGACCATGTCGGCATGGGCGAGAGAATGCGGAATGTTGTTGCAGACATTCACACACCGCTATCGTGCATGGAACGGAGACATGGACAGGATAATGAACACACCGCTCCGGGAAGCCACTCGTTATTACGTGGGCGGCAAGCATAGAACG